GGCCGGTAAGATCCTTCGTCTCGGGGTCCGCCTTAAGCTCGTTCCCTATCGCAATAGCGATGGAGGACTTCCTCTTGTCCTTCCCAAACCACTCGTTCTCCTTCGCCCACTCTTTAAACGCAGGGTCTTCCGAAGGGGCAGTGGGCTTTGGTGCTGGCGTTTCCGCCGCCTTGATAGCAGCCTGATGCTCCTTGAGCTGATCCGCAATCTCAAGCTCCTTATCAACGTCGCCCTCGGACCGCGCTTCCTTCAGCGCATCTTTAAGCTTCCCCGTCTCTTCCTTCGCCACCTTCAACGTCGCCTTCGTGTTGAATTCTTTCAGCGCCTCAATCGACTCCGCCGCCGCACCGAGAAGCTTCTTCGTCTCCCCGAGTTCCCCTCGGAGGTTCGACACTTCATCGTGAAGCTTGCGGTTGTTCGCCTTAAGAATCGGCATCAACTCCTCGCCTCGCTTGACGAAGGATTCCGCGTCGATCCACTTATCCGGATCGCCCCGGAATTCCTCCTTAGGTGACCAACCTAAGTCTCGTGCTTTGGTCTCTGCATCGTCGCTCATACTTCCTCCAGTCGACAGTAGATATCCCTATCATTGACTATCCGGTAGGGCTTGCTGTCTTTAATTCCTATCGCCATAACTCCTGCGAACTTCGAAATGAGAACCTTGTCGCCGGCGGTTGCCCGAGGACTTGATTCATCTTCCCAAGCCGCAGGCCCAACTTCGATAACAATGGCTCTCGTCTCCACCATCGAAGTTCTTTCCTTCACCGCAGCGGGCAGTTCGATCATCGACTTCTTCACCTCAGGTTCATAAGGCTCAACAAGTACCGCTCGACCAAGGGGTTTAAGGCCTGACTTATTCATTCGAGGTCCCCTCAACAAGTTGCTCGAGATCCAGCTCGAGAAGCCTGTTCAGAAGTTCCACCTGTCCAAGGGCCTTCTCATTACCCTCCACCCGGAACATTCCCTCCGCCCATTGCGCCTTCAGCGCCTCCCGCCATTCCCGAAGGAGCTGGTAGTGCAGGCGCGTTACCGGGTTGGCCTTCCATCCCTGGAACGCCTCCTCCGTCAGATTTTCCTTTTCCATCTTTCTCTCCACTCATTTGCTGTGCCTGTAGTCCTAGCGTCTCGGCGTGAGTCTTCATCGAGGCGATAACTGTGTCGAAAGCTTTGATACGAGTAGCGGCTTGGTCGTCCTGAATCCCCGCCATGAGGCTGATTGCCTGGGCCTCGAGTAGCGCGATCTCCGCCAGTACCTTACGGCGGTTCGACTGCAATGTGATTATAAACATTTGCTTCTCGTTGTCAAGCTCCATCTGTTTGCCCTGTAGCTTGAGCTGCTCAACCGCTGCCTTCGGATTGGGTAGCGGAGGTACCTTGTCGGCACCTGGGTAGAGCTTGTCGATACCTTCGACTCGGAGGGCCCGAAGGAAGTTCTTCTCTACGTCGGGTAACGAATAGCCAGGGACTTGCATGGCGGCGGTCCGAACGGCGTTAGCTTGGAAGAACCGCATCGCGACAGAGGTGACGTTGGGATCAGCCACCGGCACTACCATATCCGGGTTGCCTCGATAGTCTTCCTGCGTGATGTAAGATTCCCCCGCACCGAAGCGCTTGCGACCTGGCAAGTACGTCGCATTGAGGATATGGAGTTTCTTAAACTCCTCCTTCATCGACCGCCAGACTCGCTTGAAGATCATCGAGTAGACCTGCATCCCCTGTTCCATAGTGTTGCGTGAGGTTTCCGCCGGCGTGTTCTGCCCAGGATTCATCCCAACCATCTGGTCAGTCGTTCCTGCAATTCGGTCGGTATACTCGATCAGCAGTCCGAGGAGTTGAAACATCACTACGGAGGGCTGTCTTTCGGGATAAGGGACCATGTTTTTTCTAAGGTCGTCTCCCGTAGAATCAACTCGCTTCCATTCCCAAGGAGCCATTGTGTACTGACCACCCCGAATTTTCGCGCCTCGTCCCAAAAAGCCTCCCATTGAGTTTTGCATTGTTCCGGAATCAAGAAGTTGATTGATACCGGTATTGACTGACTCGTTGAGAGGTCCGAGGAGAATTCCGAATCCGACATCGTAGATACCTCCATCAGGTGCGGGAATGAAGGAGTACTTGGTGAAGTACTCCGTAGGGCGAATCCGCAGGATCTTCTTCGACAGGGTGCGCTCGATAGCTTCCTCCCGATCAAACCTCGCCACGATCCGGAGGACCGCCTTCGATGTCTCTTCAATCGTGACGATGTAGGGCTCAGCGTAGCCATCGCCATCTAGATCGAGAAGGCGGTGCTGCTCGAGGCTGCGGAAGGGCGTATCCTCATCCGAAGGAGGGGGAGACAAGCCTTGGCGAATGTCCTGCCGAGCCGACGGTTGTGGGGCAACAGCAGCGGCGGGAGCATTAAACCAAGGCTCATCTCGAACATCTTGGAAGATATCACTCATCACTCGTTCGTAGATCTCATTTCGATAAAGGGGCACAACGTGGGTTTTCCTAGCCGCGGCTTCAACGGACTTTGCGTAGTAGTCCAAAACGAGGTCCCGAGCCATAACTAGCTCGCTCACGTTATGCCCCAGAGTGGGGGAGAAATAGGTCTTGACGAAGTTCGCACCGACAATAGCGAGGTTGATGAGAAGACGATCATGCTGCTCTTCCCAAGAGGAATCCTCCTCGAGAACCTGCCACGACATGTGCTTGGAGATACGATCAGCGCGATCCTGCGTGTCCCCCGAGGTATCGTCTCCGATGACGCGGTAGCGAACGACGTCGGTTCCCTGAATGATGTTCCCGTAGGAGCGGGCGGAGAATTGAAGGGCGGAGATAGTGACAAGGGGAAAGACTACGTTAGCCGATCCCGGCCAAGGGAAGTTCTTCGGCTGCTGTATCTGAAGGGCGAGGTCCATCGCCGCTTCCATCCTCTTCATCCACTTCGACCGGGAGGATAGGTCTCGACTGTACCCCTCCCACGTAGCTTCTCCAATCCGAGTTAGGTCTTCCTTAGGAAGCCTATCGCACAGGTTAGGGCTATCAATAAAGTCTCTATTGATAACGAGCTTGGTGGAAAGATTTAATATACTCATAGTCAATATCCAGTGACGGCGGACCGTCCAGTGTTGCCCTTCATAGCTCCTGCCATGTACTCGAATTCTTCCTCTTCGTCCGTTCGGAAGTCACTCTCTTCGACCTCACGGAAGTCCTCGAACCCTCGCGAGAGGAGAGCCGCAGAATCAAACTGATCGTCGAGGAGAGCCTCGGACATACCAGTGAAACGAAGAAGTTCATTCTCAAACTCCTCATACCAAGAGGCTTGTTTGTCGAACCTACACCCTCCTCCTCTCATCCTCTTCTGAAGTGAGCGGCCTCTAACTGCCTTATCTTTAACCGGGAGGATAGGTTTAAGGGATAACCAGATGTCGCGCCGCCGCATCTCTGTATTGAGCATAGGAAGGATAGACTTCCAAATTACTCCATCCTCTACGAAGAACATGTCGGGCTTCCATCTCATCTGGAGCGAGAACATTTCTTCAATGATCCCTAAGCTGTCCAGTCGAGCCACGCGCTGGTCGAGGAAGTGTAAGATGTTGTTCGCATCTTTCCCTCCGACGGTGAAGGATGAACGGTTGGCAGAATCCGCTTTTGAGATTGCAAAGTCAACCCCAACAGCGACGACCTTTGACGACTCACGGTCCTCGTCGGACATAGGTAGAAAGTCATCCTTTCTGAGATAGGCGTCCTCGTAGTCGAACGGATCATTTAAGTACTCCTGGGAATAGCCGGCGGAATCGCCTTCGGAAATGAACTCTTGCCGGATAGCTCGAAGGCGCTCCTCCGGAAACTTCTCTGGCCAAAGGGCTCCGCCGAAGTCATCGAACGAATTATGCGCCTTGTAGATCCGCGAGTTCCATTCCGAGTTCCGCATCAACCGACTGAGGAGAGAATCCTCGTGTAGAATAGTACCGTGCCCGCGGATCTTTCCGCCGTCTCGAAGGGCCTGTTTACATGCACGGAAAAACCAGCGGCGAAATTTCTTACGTCGATCGCGAGACTCAACTTGCTCGTCGTCTTCAATGTCGTCGAAGATGATGAGGCCGGGGCGACGACCATTCCACTTGCGACCTCGGATCTTCTGTTCAGCTCCTCGAGCGATAAATCTAAACTTGTAACCATCAACGCACTCCACAATGATGTCTGTCTTTTGGTCAGTGACGAAATCCTTTATCCCAAAGTCTCGGATAAGGTCGTCGTTCTCTCGAAGCTCGTTTGAGATGTCTCCGAGATGCTCAATAGCCATTTCCTCCGTGGCTCCGACGATGATGATGTAGGGCTCGACTCGGAAGAGCGCACAGGCTATTCCGTAGTCGTGGGTAAGGGCGGTGGACTTAGCGTGATTCCGAGGGGCGGCGGTGACACAAGCAGGCAGCTCGGAACAGTACCGTGCCCAGCACTCCCGGTGAAAGGGGGGCGTGGGTTGAGGGCTGTCGTACCGCTGGGACAGGTACACCCCAGAAAGAGACTCGATTAGGTCTACGGTTAACTTCACGTTACAAGGTCCGGATCGACTGAGAAGAAACCCGACTGAACGAGGGTATCCCCTGCGCTAGTAGTAACAGTACATTCTATTCCATAGATGACGCCGGAGACCCCTCCGGTTACTTTCTGCGTTACCGTCGTGCCGGAGATAACGGCCGCGCCTGATATAATCGCGGAGGGGTTAGGATCAACCCCAGTAAAGACAGTCGCAGTAACTACGGCGGTGGAGATAGTATCTGTCACTCCCATCGCGGAGATGAAGTTAAATGCTGGTTTAAGTATCATAGTAGACCCTACTCTCTTAGAGGCGAATATAAGGCGTGGAATCTTCGGCGGAGCAAGAACCGATCTTCTAGGTTGGATGAACAGGATTCGAGGAATCTTAGGACGAAGCACCACTCGCCGAGGACGGTGGAACCCAATCCTCTTAATATGCTCCACACCACCAATAGGGCCGGGCGAAACCTGTTGGTAGTTAGTTTGAAATGGACCAACTTGAAAGCCACCTATCATCTCACTTCTTCGTTATGTTCATGTGAAGATCCTGAGCAGCTTCCTTATACCATTGGATAGCATAGTTCTGGTACTCGGGGGTGCGGGTGAGAATAGCCTGGTGCATCCCGTATCCGCCGATAGCATCGAAGTCGCAATTAAACCCCCACGCTACGAACTCGGAATCGCAGTGAGGAGCGTTAAGCTTGCGCCAGTCCTTGTTGAGATAGTAGTACGACCACTCCGCAACGGGAGGCCACTTGTGAGTGGGGTCGCCGTAGGCACGGGCGGATGCCCAATAGGGAGTGATTACCTTGCCACCACACTTTGGCTTGAGGACTCGGTAAAGCTCGTTCCAGAACCACACCCTCTCTCGTGCGTCGAGATGCTCGAGGAAGTGAGAACAATGAATCTCGCTTACGCTCTCATCAGCCCAAGGCCAAGGGTTTCCGCCGAGGTGACAGACTACATCAACCCCCTCGAACTGGAGGATATCTACCCCAACGAAGCCTTCCATCTTAACCTTCCCACAGCCGAGGTTGAGCTTGAGAAGGGGCTCGGGCTTGGCTTCAACTACTGCGTTCATACTAGTCCTCCAACCAGCCACTGCGGGTTATCCATAGTCCATCTCACGATCTTTTCAATGCTCTGCTCAATCGTGCACGGAGGCGTCCAACCCATCCCTGCCATCTTGGCTCCACTAAGCGCGTAGCGAAGGTCGTGACCGGGCCTTTGCGAATGGAAATCCACGAGCTTATACGAGAGGTCCTGCCCGACAGCGCTTGCAATCCGTTGGGCGAGTTCGAGGTTGTCCATCTCTCGCTCTCCAACGATATTGTATTTTTCACCAGCAACTCCTCGGTCGAGGACAAAGAGCACACCGTCGGCAACGCTTTCCGCGTCAATGTAATAACGACTGCCAGGCCTGGTGCAAGTGGGATCCGCATGGATAGTTACCTCCCTTCCGCTGCTCACTTTCGCTATCGTCATCGGCACCATCTTCTCGGGATGCTGGCGCGTACCGATAACATTCATCGTGTGGGTCGTAATGACGGGCAGCTTATAGGTGTTGTGAAACGAAAGCCCAAGCTGTACGGCTCCTGCCTTCGTAGCGGCATACGGATTACCCGCGTTGTAGCGGTCATCCTCTGCGTAAGCTACACCTATAGGAGCAGGTCCAAAGACCTCGTCGGTCGAGAAATTGAGGAACTTTTCACATCCGGTAAGACGCGCGAAGTCGAGGATATTGCAGGTGGCGACCACGTTATCGAGTACGAAACTGAGAGGGTCGTCAATAGATCTATCGACGTGGGTAGCGGCGGCAAGGTGGAGGATGTAGTCGTGCGCCCCGATCTGACCGGCGAGTTGCTCGTTGGCTTGCGCTCGAAGGTCATGGTATACGAACCTCACCCTAGGATTCTTGGCGGCACCGATCTCGGCTAGGCGGTTCAGATTGCCTGAACAGTCGAGCCTGTCGATAATCGTTATACGCCAATCGGTTCGGTCAAGCAAGGCCTTAACCAGATGGTGTCCGATAAATCCTGCCGCACCTGTAATAAGGACCTTTACCATGTGAAGTCCTTTTGGCCAAAGGTGCCCGCGTAGTCATGATGACCAACAAGAACTGAGCAATCAACCGCGCAGCGATAGCCGTGCTTCTTAAAGTCGTTCCACGCGTAGAGATCTTGCGTCCCGATGCCGGTGCCCTCGGAACCGTTGAGCGTCTTGAACCAGGGCTTGCGCAATCTGTCATCCTTGAACATCGACATCCGCCACAGGTTAAACCCCATCGACGTGCCCCAACATTCGACTAGCTCGCCCGGTACGGGAGGCTGCGGGCGGAAATTCATCACTTTGTCCTTGATGTCCCCCCAGATGTGGGCGCAGCCACCAGGACCTTTGCACCAGTAGAGACCGCCGATGCAGGCGAATTCAGGGTGTTGGTCCATGCGTTGTATAAGCTTAATGAGGCCGTCTGGCGGAGGCATGTTGTCAGCCTCGACGGTAAGGATATATTCCCATTGGGATAGGTCCGGGTGCGCGATGATTTCCGTGATGGCATTGGTGTAAGCCTCTCCGACCTCTTGCCCTAAAGCTAACATTCGGTGAACAGCTTGGTTCGGTGGAAAGATCAGTGACCAGTGGGACATGGCAACCTTGGCGGGGATCAGATCAGCGGACGGGATTACCACGACCACGCGCTGCTTCTTCCACGATCCACCTTCAATCACACGCAGCGTAGACTTAGCCAGATCGCTATTGTGATAGCCCACACCCGTCGAAACAATTTCAGGTTTTCCGCTCATGCTTTTATCCATGC